CAATCGAATGTTAAATCACATAAATTATTAAGAAATTAAGGTCAGACTAATGGTTTTTAGGTTACCGCAAAAACATTGACACTTACGTGCGAAAGGTAAAGATTGACTTTTAGAGCAAAACAACTTATCATTAAGGTATTAGTTGAAATGCCTGCAGGGTACGCGGGTCGTTAAAACACCTCATGGTAAGTTTTCCATGAGGTGTTTTTCGTTATGGAGAAAAAATTAAATTTAAAACTTATGATCAATTCTTAGATAATCTACGAGAACACGGCTTGACCTACCAAAAAAGGGACAGTAACAATTCCACATCCTAATAAGGATTTACCTAAAGGTACAGTCAACAGTATTTTTAAACAAGCTGGTTGGAAATAATTTTTGTAAAGGAGTTATATTATGGTTTTATATTTTGAAAAGTTTCATAAAAACTCAGACAATCAATATGAAGTGTCTTTTCCTGATCTAGAACCATATGCTGCTACATATGGAGATACCTTAGAAGAAGCTATCCAAAGTGCACATGATTCACTGACTGGATATTTATTAACTGAAGAAGATTTTCATGAAGAGGTACCTACTCCAACAGATGATCCTGAAAAATTTAAACTAAAAGAGCCAAACTTTTTAGTACCTGTTCAAGTTGACCTTCAACTCGAACGTGAAAAAGAAGAAAACAAACTTGTCAAAAAAACTTTAACAATCCCTTCTCATCTATCAAACTTAGCATGCAAAAAGCCCGTAGGTTCAACACTTACGGGTTTCTAATAAGGAGTGTACAGGTTTCATCTTTTACATTTTATAGTTTTTATTAGCATTTTAGTTTATATCTGATATGCAAAAAGCATAAATTAGCTTTTATAATTTTTGCGCTTTTTTCGGTCATTTTTCGGTCATAAAAAAGGTAAATAGTAAAATGATTAGTTTTTAATTTAATTAAAGCGCAAAAAAAGAGCCACTCTGGGAATAATCCCTGGAGTGGTTCTTTTGTTATAAGCAATTTATTCTTTCTTTTATTCAGATAAGATCAAATTTTCCACAATTTTACTTTGACTTGTACCCTGTTTGAGCGCCATTTGTTCAAGTTTGCGTTTTGCAGTACGTGATAAATTGATTGAAGTCGTTTCTTTCACTTCATCCTTTTGGGCTTTACTAAATTCACGATTATATACTTCATCAGGTGCAAGACTATCATCGTCATTATTAGCTTTTTCAAACCATTTTTGTGCTTGCTTATAAGTAAGAGGCTCAATATCTTCACCGCTTGAATATGCTCCCGCATCACCTTCTATCGATTGAGCCCATGGTGAAGCTGGTCCTCCTTCACCATAAAGAAAATATTCACCGGTTCTTTTCTTATACAGTATTTCGGTATATGCAGCATCATCATAGTTATGACGATATTCGGCTAATTTCTTAGCGGTTTCCGTGTCGTACATCAAAGTATCAATTCTTTTTTTCATTTTAAGTACCTCTTGCTATAATTTAATAAAATTTCTCGTCTCTCCATTTAAAGTTCTGCGCTTCATCAAGGCTTATATTATATTGCTTCATAATTGCATTTAATTGCAACTTGGTAATCTGCATCTTTTGAGTGACATGAGTATTCAACTTTATGCCATTTTCTTCTTTAACTGCTGGCATTTGAATAGTAAATTTGATTTTTCCGTCTTTACTTGCTTGACAAGTTGAATACCATAATGAGTTGTCACTATTGCGTTTCATAAATAGAGGCTTAACACCTTCAGCTTTATTTCCTTCTGAAACAATAAGTGGAGTTTCATTACCTGTGTGCTTCAAAAAGTAATCTAAATCTTTTAGTTGTCTAATGTTTGCATTTTCGTTTTCATTTTTTGTATTGTACTTGTCAAATACGCTTTCTTCGTTCTTCATTTTTTTAATCCTTTCGCTTAATCAGCTTACATATTTATATTAACATGTTTATATAAATATGTAACACTTTTAGAAAAATAATTTTAAAATATTTGCAAAAGCATAAAAAAGGCTCTACGGAATTACCCGCAGAGCCTTTATAGCTGATTAAGTCTAAAAAAGACTATGCCCCCACTTGTGTGGAGAAAATCTCCTCGAAGGTTAAATAAAAAATAAATTCTATAATTACAATTTACATTTCCAAAAGGATAAATAAAATTGTTAAAGCTATTATAACACAAAAAAGCTACCCAGGAATAAATCCCAGGTAGCTTTACGACATTAGGAGTGAGTTTTTCACTTCCTTATTCAATTATTTTAGTGTACTTGGCTGGTACCCATTGAGTATCAGTACCAAGCTTATAACATTTCATACCTTTAATTGTTTTAACATCAAAATACTTCCAACGTGTATTAGTCTTGATGTACTTAGTGTAATGACCATCAGAGTCCAGTAACCGAATCTTCCAGTTAGGGTTGTGGTTGATAACTGGTGCATACACGATACCAGTTTTATTAATCGGCTTAGGCTTCTCAACAGGCTTTTTAGTAGCTTCTTTCTTAGCCCCATCAGTGTGGAGATCAATTAAACTGATGTTACCGTCCACATTTAAGCCATGCCAATTATCGGTAAATTGCCACATTGCTACACCATCCATCGAAGGAAAGTAATCAAAGTCAGGGCTGTCAATTCTGCCTGAGATAGCATATGATGCTACCCACAAACATGTGCCGTGCTTTTTTATTACTTCCGCAGTATCAACATATTGTCTAAAGATTGACGCACTAGAGTATAAACCAACTTTATAGCCGGCATTATGACAAACCCTCATAAAGGCTAGAATCGCTCTCGTATTAGCTACTTTACTGCCTATGACCGAGTTACCGTCTCCGGTTTCCCAATCAAGCCATAAGTAACGTTTTTTGCTGATATTGTGTCTTTTAGCTTCTGCAACAAAGTATTTTGCCTCTTTTTTTGCCCGACTAACCGAATCAGAAAAAGTGGCAAAATGATAAGCGTGCAAGTACATGTGATTAGCATGTGTAGACTTAATTTGTGCACTTGCCTTTGGATTAAAATATCCAGTTCCTTCTGTTAGCTTGACGATTACTTGACGTGCCCCAGCGTGCTTATATGCGTTCATACTAGTGGACTGATAAACAGCCACATCAACAGCAAAGTCTCTAGTTGCCATTCACAGTCACGTCCTTAGTTGGTGCTTCTGGAGTTGGTGCTTCTGGCTGCACAATGTCCTTTTCAGGAACGTTTTCTGCAATTTCAGGTTCAACAGGCTTGACGGCTTGATTTGCAATATTCATTGCATTAACGGTTTTTTCGATAGCGCCATTAACCGTATTAGGTGCAACGTTCTTAATTCCAAGCCAAGCAAGCCCTTGAGTGATAATCTCACTCGCAAACTCTCTCTTTTCTTGACCAGTACCACCAATATGTTCCGCTTCGTGTACCGCATATGATGCAAGCTTGCCAACTACATCTAAAGCTTGTCCAGCACGTGTAGCATGATTAATCTTAGCCTTATCCTTAGCGTAAACACCTGCAATAATAGCAAGTAAGTAGCTTGCCACTGTAATACCCAAATAAATCCAATCTTTAATTGTCATCATGCAATTCCTTTCGTAATTTTGCGTTTTCCCTGCGTAATTCTTTATTTTCATTGACAACAGACTGATAGTCGTCTACTAAAAAAAGATGACTATCATGTCTTGTTGATCTTTTATCACTTAGATAACTCGTCACCAACCCAAGTAAAAATGGAGCTAGTACACTAAGTATGTCCTTAAGACCTTGCAAGTGCATCTTGGCTCCTTTCCTATTCATTTTTTTGTGCTTGTGGTTGATACTCATATGCAATCTGCATTAGGTTAATGATTGCGTAAATATCAAAGATAATTGCTGGGTAAAATCTAAGGTAGCCGATGCCGAACACGTGGAAAGACTCAGCGACCAGTAAAGCGGTCAAAAAAGCTGCTGAGACGCTCAAACCAAGTTTGACCAGCAAATCCATATGTATATCTAAGACACCGCAAAAAATCAAATCTACGCCAGCCAGTAAGCCGATAATGTCGACCCACATGTCATTCCATGCAGGTGCTAAGCTAGGTGGGTAGAAGAAGTAAGTACGGTCAATCAGAAAGGAAATTGCCAGAATAGCGATCAGCAAGCCAGTCTTGATAAAGTTCCAGCGTCTAAGCTTGTGTAGGTTGAGATTGTACCGTATTTTCACTAGTGTCACCTACAATCTTGTGATAATCGGCTTCTGATAAAGAGCCTTTTGAAACTTCGCCTTGTAACCATTCTTTGCTGAAAAAACCGCATTGAAAGCCGAAATTATAAATTTCAAACATTATTTCTCACCGCCTTTATTATCTGCTGATTGAGTAGGTTCTGTGCTTGCTACCGCTACCGGTGGCGTTGATTGAGTAGGTTCTGTGCTTGCTACCGCTACCGGTGGCGTTGATTGAGTAGGTTTAGCAGTTGTAACAGCTTGTTGTTTTGAAAGACTATCAATCTTAGTAGCAATCGTACCTAATTGACTTGTAATTATAGTTACAAGCTTAAGAGTTTGATCTTTTTGCTTATCATATGCTTGCTTGTCTTTGGCTGCAGTTTCTTGATCTTTCTTAATTTGTTCTTGATCCTTTACAACTTTAGTTAAGCCCTCGGTTAATTCTTGTATTTTTCTGCCTTGGTAAGCCGGTGCTGTTTCGTAGTAGCCTCGTTGCTCGCCAAACCAACCATAAGCCGGTGCGATAAATCCAACCGGTTTATCAATTACAATTGGATAGGTATTGTCTTGCTGTTCGGTAGTCAGCAAAATTGGCTCGACTACTTGACCATCAACGGATCTATATCCAACTTGCTTGCCTAGTCCTTGCTTAACCATTTCTTCAAGCTTTTCAGCCTTCTTTTCCCAATCAGGTACAAAAGTAGTATCTGTTTTTGCTACTTCTGACGTAGCATTTTGTGTTGTTTCTTCTGTCATAATATTTTCCTTTCTTAAATTAAATTTGTTATTAAAAAGACCATCTTTAAGGGTGGCCCATTATCACTAACGTTTGCCATAAACGACAGTCTCCTTACAAGGTATAAAAAATAGCACTCAATGAGTGCGTTAAATAAATATTTATTTAAAGATTAACCGATGAGGAAGAAAGCCCGAACGCCATGCCAAGTGCTCGAAGCACCGTCCCAGTGAGCGTCGCCGTAGTTGCCCGCAGGCGCAAACTCCGAAGCAGAATGGACGTCTCTAAGCCAGAAACTCCAATCTCTGTGATTAGTGAGTTCATCAGGATTCAATCTGAAAAGCGGAAGTTGCACATCATCATCGCCAATGTTGTACCAGGAGTTATTGTTATTGTTCCCATTTAAAGTAGTCCCGTAAACCATGACTTCATTAGGAATGCCTAATTTAGCATCACGCCACTCACCTTGGTCCGGTGCGCCACTTCCATCCACATGTGTTGAAACAACTTCTCTGAAATTAAGCAGGTGTGAGCCAAAATCTGCTTCTAACTTGCGCTGGATTAATGGCATATAAGTCTTGTATAGCTTAGTGTTAGCAAAACCGCCAGCAGTAGTGTCTGTGTCGTTCATATAGTGAGTGGTTTTACCATCGGCTCGCATAACAGTTCCGTCTGCTAGTCTTGAAAATCTATCAGGCATCAAAAGCAAATGATTGCCAAGAGCCGCGTTGTCACCCTTTAGGTGTTTTGTGTTGATACCAGCGATAACATAGTTAGAACCGTTGACGCTAAAATAATCTCCAATAAACATGTCCTTAAAAGAGCCGTTTTGAATATTGGCAATATGTGTACTGTCTAAAGCTCCTAAGTTTTGACCACGAAATACGTCGTTATGGGTTGGCGCACCATCCGGCACTATGCTATAAAAAGCATCTCTTAATCGTGTTTTTGATTCTGAGTTGTCGCTAAAGGTCATTACAAAATCATTATTAGTATCTGCCTTTGGGTTTTCACCAAAATCTTGAATTCTTATATCTGTCATTTTAATTTCTCCTTTTCAAAATAAAAACAGCCCATTTAGGACTGTCGTTAATCATCATCATCGTTAGTTATCTAAGGTTATACGGTAGACTATCAATATCTGTATAAGAAATCCATTGTCCTATCTGCTTTAACAATGGATAACTTTAGTTTTCATGAACGTGATTATTATTCACTATCGGGCTTCTTAGTATCTGTGGATTTCACATATGCGTATCTAGTCAGTCCACTTGATTTTTTATAGGTATTAAAGAAATAATACGTATTTTCATCGTCTTTTAACACTTTTAACACAGTCACAACTCTGTTATCGTCTCCAGAATCGGGAGTAATTGTAAGCCCGTTCAGATAGTGAACTGTTGCATCATAGTTAACAAAGATGTCTTTTCCAACAATAGGATCTTGTTTGGCATAAAGATTGCCCCCAACATTAATTGTGCCATCCTTGTTTGCTTGCATTGCTAAAAATGGCTGACCGCCTTTAGCAATTCCATTAACTTCATTACCGTCTATCACTAATCCCATAAAATCATCTCCTATTCTACCAGTAATAAAAGTCATTACTATTCTTACTTTTGGCTATCGCATCGTCTTGAGAAATGGCCTTGATTGGCTTTTTAGTTTCCAAAATTGCAATTCTGTCTGATAAAGTTTTAGCTGTTTTAGCTAAGTTATCATCACTCAACTTAGTAACTACGGAATCAACTTTCGTGCTTAATCCGGTTACTGATGCGTTAAGAATTAAAAATGTTTGTTTGATAGTTT